TTCCGGTATGCGCTCTTCAACTTGTTGTGTATCTGAGTCATCCTCTGCCAATACTGTCTCTTCTCCTGTGTCTTCTGCAACTTCAGTTTCAGCCTCAGGCTCTTCTGTTTCTTCTGCCTCTTCAATTTCTTCTGCTGGTTCTTCTTCAGCCTTAAGCTCTTCAACTTCTTCAACTTCCGCCTCCTTTGGAAATTCTATTTCTTCTTCTTCTGTTTTAGGTTCTTCTTCAAAGTTTAAATCTACTTTAAATCCTTCTGCATCTTCTGCTGTTTTTTTATCAGCCCCTGGTATCCCATCAAACATTACTTTGTCGTCTGTTGGTGTTTCAGTTTTTTTATTTTTTGCCATACTTAATTACCTCCTGTAGGTTTAATGGCTGCAACTGCTAATTTAGAAGCAATTGCGGCGTCAGCTTGGTTTTTACGCATATCATTTGTCATAGCTGATAAACGTTCACGTAAATCTAGCTCTTCACGTTTTTGTTGTAGTTTACTTTGCATTTCAACAACTTTCAACTGTGGATTAGCTTCTGTTGCTTCTGTTTTTGCAACATTTAAAGCTGATTCTGTTTGTAATCTTGTAACTTCTGCTTCTAATTTTGCAATCTCAAGCTGCGTGCTTCTGATTTGTGATTCCATTTGAAACTGTTGTAATTGTAATTGTTCATCTGAAGGTGGCGCAGTCCCTTCCATTTGTCTAATTCTATCTGCTATATCAGATTTACGTGATAAATGAGAATACTCTACTATCATATCATTTGGTATTGGCACCCCAACATTTCGAAGTTCAATAGCTTCAGCAAATTGCATTTCATCAAAGTTATCTCTAGCTGGAGCAGTCCCTACAACTACATCATATTCACCTAAAGTTAAATCATTAATAATGGTTCCTTCTGGAGTCATTTGATTAACTTTTACTTTATTCCTAGTTTTATAAGGGTCTTGTTCGTCTGTAACTTGAATTAAACGTTCTTCTGTATAATAAGTTTGTATCATTTTTAAGATCTTTTCGGCTAAATATTGTCTAGTTTTGGCAAGGTTGTCTAAAGGCACCTGTAACAATAAAGACCCTCTATTTTGTTTTTGTTGTATAGCGACTCCAGATACTTCTGGGCTGTCCATGCCGAGCATAGCGTCTGTAATACCGCTTATTTCTTTTATATTCCTTGCAGCTTTTTGACCCAATCTATCTAAACCCGTAGGTATTTGGTTAGGTGGTATTTTACCGGGTGGAGTGGAGCCTCTGTTGTACTCTAAAACTAACCCTGTCTCAGCTCCGTGTTCTTCTAAATCGTCTGCGGTCATACCAGACAAAGAACCAGATTCTACAATCCACCCGCTATTTGCAGTCGTATTAACGATGTGCAGTTCTTGAGAAGTTATTTTGTTAAGTTGTTCTTGTGGAGACAACAAATTTCTTACCATGCCAAAAGGTTTGCCGCGTCTAAAGTACGGAAAGTAAGGCACAATTGTAAAATGGTCATATGGAGAATAGTCATCGAATAACACTACGGTGTCTGCGGTCACAGTCCAACGGACTCGTCGCATTTTTTTAGAAATAATTCCTAAGCCATAAGTATCTGCAAATTCTTCTCTTTTCTTTTTACCCCAAGCATTCGGTATTTTTCTTTTATCCCCAGTAACTGGATCTACATAATACATACAATCATCTAACTTATAATACTGCCTTTCGATAACACGAATAGACCTAAGCATTCGTGCATTTTCTGGATCACCCGGATACTGTTGTCCGTAATTATATTCGTCTGTATCTCCGTACCTAGACTCTTCAAACTCCATAGAATCAGCACCTAAAGTTGTACCTGTTTCTGCTAAAAACCTTAATTTATCTGCTTTGTCTTGACCATAAGTTTCTTCTATCTCATCTATACTCATCCATTTACTTTCAAATATTTCGTTCCATGTTCTTGGGTCATAGTGTTTTGCATCTGGGTCAATAAGAATGTCTAATGGGTCTTTTGCCTCTATTCGAACTTCACCATTCACATGATCATCAAAATCTATACGTACGTCAAAGTAACCACGGTCTTGGATAAGGCCATCTGAAAAAACTTGGGCCTCTACCCAATCTAATTTATTATTGTCAGCTATTTGGGAATAAACTTGAGTAAGAACGTCTGCTATTTCTTGATTGCCGCCGCCCCTTGGTTTGAACTGTATGTCTGCTTTTTTTGTACTTTGTTCGGCAAGCACAGCATTAACAGTGGGTAATATAGTATTAATAGTAAGAGCAGGACGTCCTTGGTCGTCTAAGTTCTGCATATCAAACTCGTCCCATTGTTCACCGCGATAATAAGCATCGCATTTTTTTGCCATGTGGATGTAGTCTTCGTGGCCGTGGTCCCTAGCACGCACATAGGCGCTAAACTGAGTTTTTGCTAAAGTTAGTTCTTCGGCTTTTGTTAAATTCTTTTTTGGTTTTTTAGTTTTATATGCCATTTATGCACTCATTGCCGATTTCTTTTTCGACCCTTTTGCTATTAATTCTAACCTATCTCTCCAAGAAGGTACATGTTCTGGTGATTCATAAAAAGTAGCATACTCCATAATCATTAAACCAACCCAAGCCAAAGCGTCGACTTGATCATCATGCACGCCGTTAGGGAAACGCAAAAGTTCAGCAACCATGGTACCTGTCCAAACAGAATCTGCAGGGAAGTAAACTCTACCCTGTTGCATCCTACCTTGAATTGCTCTTGCTCTTGCTTCTTTGTCACGTCTTCCTACTTTTAAATCTTTAAAATATGCAGAATGTAATCTACGTTCTGATACACGTTTTTCTAAAAACGGTCCGATAGCCATCTCAATATGGCCTCTCTCAATACCAACAATACCAGGTCTCCATTGTTCATACAAATCTAATATTTTTTCTACAAGTTCATAACCGTCATACTTGCCCCGGACAAGGTCAACTATGAACATATTATCGTACTCATCAATACCCACTACAATGCCAACAGAAAAATCATTTCTGTCTCTTTGTCCGATAGCTAAGTCCCACGCACAATAATAACGAAGTCTATCATAATCTATTTCATCTGGCTCATAGTATCTAACCATTTCTCTTGTAAAATAATCACCTTCATCTGATACAGGGTTCTGTTGATACAACGCAGTCCAATCTCTTGGACCAATTGCACGTTGGATCATCTCTAATGATTCTAAATTATAACGTTCGGGATGCAGGGGCTCGCCGGCTGCACGAAACTCTTCGTTTTCCTCTGCAATTGCAGGGTACTTAACTACTTCCCATGCGTCTGCTCCATCTTCTTCCGCAGTTAACAATTTACCAGCTAAGTCATCGTCGTGCCACCTAGTCAGAATGACTAGTATACCCCCACCAGGGGAAAGCCTTGTATAAGCAGTAGAGGTATACCAGTCCCACGTGGCCTCTCTGTTATTTTCTGACTCTGCATCTTCTCGGTTTTTTACTGGATCGTCAATTAGTAGTACGTGCGCACCTTTACCTGTAATACCACCACCAACACCAGCTGCTACATAACCACCGCCTTCGGTTGTTTGCCAAGACTCTACAGATTGTGAATCTTTATCTAGTTTTGTGTTTTCAAACACATTTTTATAAGTAGGTTCTCTTAAAACTTGTCTAACTTTTCTAGAAAAACTCATAGCTAATGAACCAGAGTACGAACAGCTAATAAATTCATGACCAGGGTTACGTCCTAAATGCCAAGCAGGGAAAGCTATACTGGCTAGAGTAGATTTGCCGTGCCTAGGAGGCATAAACAACATTAATCTGGGAGATTTTTTCTCTGCCACATCTTGACTAAATTTCTCTAGTCTTCTGCAGACATCTTTATGTACCCACCCTGCTTGGTAATCGTGATTAAACTTTTCTACAAACGGCAACATACGTTTTCGCGCTAAAATACGCAATGCAAGTTCTTTTTCTGCTTTTAACTGTGCATTTTCTTCTTTTTTACTTATTTTTGGTTGTTTTTGGGGTTGTGGAAGCTGATCTGCCTCATCGGCAGCACAATACACGCATAACCCTTTAGGTAATACGAGATTATCTGCTAAAAGTTTCTTACACTTATAGCATTCTACTTTTTTATGCTCCATTACTTAATATTTATAAGTTTTTTTCTTTTTTGTAGCCTTTTT